CTGGCAAGCAGACCCTGAAAGCACCCTAGAAAGATTCAGCCTCTTATCCCGATTGTTTAGGTTCTCTTAACTGGAATCTCCCACACATAACTCGATTAACCATAAAGCACCTTGTGCGGGTCTATGAGATTCTTACTTATCAAGCCAAACATCTAGAAGGATATTTATAATGGCTTTTACATCTGCAGCCGGTCACGGCAACCTGCCTAACGGCAACTTCTCAAGTGTAATCTATTCCAAGAAAGTCCAGCTTGCATTCCGCAAGAAGGCTATCTGTAATGACATCACTAACTCTGACTACTTCGGTGAAATCGCTGCACAAGGCGACACTGTTAAGATCATCAAAGAGCCTGAAATCTCTGTATCCAGCTACGCCCGTGGTACACAGATCGCTGCTCAAGATCTTGACGACGAAGACTTCTCTTTGGTTGTTGACAAAGCTAACTACTTTGCTTTCAAAATCGACGATATCGAAGAAGCTCACAGCCACGTCAACTTCATGGACCTTGCTACTAACCGTGCGGCTTACCGCTTGGCTGACCAGCTGGACCAAGAAGTTCTGGGTTACTTGTCAGGTTACAAACAGTCTGCTTTGCATGCTGCTGGTGACACTGTCAACGACCAAGTAAACGGCACTGTTGCTGTTTCTACTGCTGGTACAGACGAATTGCTGACTTCCATGAAGCTCATCAAATCTTCTTTCGGTAACATCACTACAGCTTCTGCTGCTGATCACTCTATCCCTGTTGCTGCACGTTTGCCGGGCGCTACTGCTCTGCCAACAGCTTACGCTTCGCCAGTGATGTTGATTAACCGCATGGGCCGTTTGTTGGACCAACAGAACGTAGACAAAGATGGCCGCTGGATCGTTATCGACCCAGTAATGCTCGAAGTCCTGATGGACGAAGACAGCCGTTTCTTGAATGCAGACTTCGGTGATTCCGGTGCCCTGCGTAACGGTCTGGTTATGAACAAGTGGAATGGTTTCCGCGTATACGTTTCTAACAACCTTCCTTCAGTCGGTGGTGGCGCTGCTACTACTGGTACTGCTAACCAAAACACTGACTACGGTGTTATCGTTGGTGGTCATGACTCTGCTGTAGCAACTGCTGAGCAAATCAACAAGACTGAAACTTACCGTGACCCAGACAGCTTTGCTGACATCGTTCGTGGTATGCATCTCTATGGTCGTAAGATCCTGCGTCCAGAAGCTCTGGTAACTGCTAAGTATAACTTGGCTTAATTAGATTAGGCACCCCTTAGGGGGTGTCTTCCTCTCTCTAGTCATATCTTTGAAAGGATTATACAATGGCTTTATCACAATCTCTGAAGTTTTCACCAATCCTGGTGGAGAAGACTGTTACCTTGGGCACCGCCTCTGGTACTGTTGAAGGTCCAGCTGTTCCAGCTGGTTGTACTGTTTTGTCTGCTGGCATCGAGTTCATCACTGCTCCTGGTAGTGCTGGTACTTCTGCTACTGTAGCTATCGGTGACGGTACAACAGCTAACTTGGCTGCTACTGACATGCAGGCTCAGGCTGCTGGCACCATCCTTGGTGGTGTAGTTCCTAGCTTCATCTCTACAGCTGACACTATTGACGCCATCCAGGTTGTTACTGGTGCTGGTCTTGTTGCTGCTTCTGCTCGTGTATGGGCAGTTGTTGTAGACATCAACGAGTGCACAAAGGCTGCTGCTGAAGTAGACCGCGATCAACTCGCATAAGACTTAAAGGTTGGGCCCTTCGGGGCCCTTCCTTCGCTATTATCAATGGCCTTTGCGAAGACCATTCATTATAGTCCCAGGAGATATCAATGTCCACATATGTAACACTTGTCAATCAGCTTTTAAGACGCCTTAACGAGGTTGCCTTGGATACTGCTGGTGATGGTTTCACAACAGTAAAAGGTGTTCAGGCTCTAGCTAAGGACTCCATCAACAACTCTATCCGTCACATTCTGCAGGATGGACATGAGTTCCCATTCCTTAAAACAACATACACTCATACCCTTACTGCTCTCCAGAAAGAGTATAGCTTTCAGTCGGACTTCTCTACAGTTGACTGGGACTCATTCTTCCTTAAAGTACATTCTACTGAAAGCAACGAACCTGCCCTCCTGAAGCCTATCTCCTACGAGGAGTATCTTCAGAGCTACCGCGTATCAGACGAGACCAACACTACCGGTGCTGCTCCTCAGGTTGTATATCAGACCTATGAAGAGAAGTTCGGTATCTCTCCGCCACCTAATACAGACTACGAAGTAGAGTACGTGTACTTCGCGTACCCTAACGACCTGACTGCTTATACCGACACAGCTATCATCCCTTCCCGGTTTGACCACATTGTTGTAGACGGTGCTATGATGTACATGATGCGCTTCCGTAGCAACGATAGTCAAGCTCAGATTCACCAGAACAACTTCGAGAAGGGTATCAAAGCTATGCGTAACCTTCTTATGGATGACGAGCTGCGTGTACGCTCTACAGTAATCGAAACATCTAACCAACCGCGTGGGTTCTCCGGGGTGACTAGTTAATGGCTGATAATCTCAGATCCTTCAAGATATCATGTAGGGGTGGTTTGGATACTGGTCGTGATCTCCTCTCACAGGGTGAGGTTAAACCGGGGTCAGCTATAACTCTGCTCAACTACGAACCTGCTCTTACGGGCGGGTATCGTCGTATAAGTGGTTTCACTAACTCCTACGGCACTGTCACAGGCAACGGCCCTGTTTTAGGTGTTGAGGTAGCCAACGGTATCAACAACGGTATCCTAGCTTGCCGTAACCCTATCGCAGGTAACAACTACCTGCACTATTGGGATGGCGCAGCTTGGCAGGCAGTAACTACTGCTGGGTCACCTACAATGACTGGTGTATCTAAGGTACGTTTCACACGGTTCAACTTCGGTACCCCTAAGGTTTTGTTGACCGATGCTATCAACCCTGCTGCCACCTACGATGGTACAACCTACACACAGATCACACACGCAGACGCACCTACAGACCCGCGTATCGGTGCTCAGTTCCAGAACCACATTATGTTGGCCGGTGACCCTGCAGAAGACACTAACATTTACTTCAGCGCCCCTTACGCAGAGACAGACTTTGCAGTAGCTAACGGTGCTGGTGTTATCAACGTAGGCTTCCCTGTGGTCGCTATGAAGCCTTTCCGTGATGCTCTCTATATCTTCGGTACGAATAACATCCGTAAGCTGACAGGTACTGACGCCTCTAACTTCACCATTCAAGTAGTAACAGATGACCTAGGTTGTATGGCTACGGATAGTGTGATGGAGATTGGTGGGGATCTAGTGTTCCTCTCACAAGATGGTCTTCGTCCTGTAACAGGTACTGACCGTATCGATGACGTTAACTTGGAAACAGTGTCTAAGAACATCCAGTCAATCATCACAGGTGTTGTTCTGGCTTTGGACCTAGACGGTCTTAACTCAGTCGTTATTCGGTCTAAGTCACAGTTTAGACTTCTGTTTGGTTCTGCGGATAGCCAAGGTGTTATTGGAGCCCTACGCCCCGGTGAGCAGGGTATCGGCTATGAGTTCGGTCAGCTTCTAGGTATTGAAGCTACTTGTGCAGCAAGTGGTTATATTGGTCAAACTGAGTACGTTATCCACGGTGACTCTAACGGCTTAGTCCATAGACAAGAACTTGGAACTGACTTTAACGGTGAGGTTATCTTTAGTGCTTTCCAAACACCGTTCTTCCACATGGAAGATCCTGAGGTACGTAAGATTGTGTATAGCATCTCAACTTACCTACGCTCTGAAGGCGATAGTACCATCGTATTGGGTGTCGAGTATGACTACCAGAACCCAGACGTACTGAGCCCTACTAACTACGACATGACTATTGAAGGTGTAGCTGCATTCTACGGAGAAGCTTTATACGACTCAACGGCTATCTTTGACGGTAACCCATCCCCAGTGTTTAGGACCAATGTAACTGGGTCAGGGAAATCAGTATCCTTGCGGTACGTGTCAAGCGGAACAGAAGCATCACACACTATCCAAGGGATTGTGATAACATACGGATTGGGAGATCGACTCTAATGGCAGGTTATACTAGACAGTCAGTAGCAGACATCATTGCTAACGCAATTATCAAAGCTGCGCCAGTTAATGCTGAATTTAACACAATCAGGGATGCCTTTGCACAAGCAACCGGCCACGCCCATGACGGTACGTCAGCTGAAGGTGCCTATGTACCTCTTATCTCCGATACTAACGCCTTTAACAAAGTGGTCGTAGACTCTCTTAATAATCGTATTAGCTTCTATAATAACGTATCCTCTGTTGCTGTTGAGCAGATCCGTATCGAAGACGGTGTGTTTGTTCCAGTCACAAACAATGACGTTGACCTCGGTGCCGTTGGTGCTGAGTTTAAAGACTTGTACATCGATGGTGTTGGTTACATCGACACACTGGCCGTACATGGGAACGCCACCATAACAGGTAACCTCACAGTAAGCGGCAACACAACCCTGGGTGATGCAGCTACCGATACAGTTACTCTTACAGCTGATATTGCCTCAACCCTTATTCCAGATACAGATGATACCTACGATATCGGTGCGGTTGGCTCAGAGTGGCGTAACCTCTACATAGACGGTACAGCTAATGTCGATAGTCTTGTAGCAGATACAGCTGATATCAACGGCGGCACCATCGATGGAACTGTTATAGGCGGTATTACTCCCGCTGCTGTTACAACAAGTTCCCTAGTGGCTACTACAGCAGACATCAACGCAGGTACTATTGACAACACCGTTATTGGCGCTATAACACCTGTAGCTGGTACATTCACAACAGCTACAGCAACTACTGGTAACATCACAAGTGTAAATGCTACTACAGTAGACTCTACAAATATTGAAGTTACAAACGTGAAGGCTAAGGACGGTACAGCTTCCGCTACTATAGCAGATGCTACCGGTGTCATGACTATTGCCTCCTCTGTCCTTACTACGGCTGATATCAACGGTGGTGCTATCGATGGCACAGTAATAGGGGCTGTAACACCGACAGCTATCACAGGTACAACAGTTACGGGTACATCTCTTGTGGGCCCTGTAACAGGTGATGTAACTGGTAATCTAACAGGTGACGTTACCTCAACGGGGACATCGAGCTTTGTTACAGTAACAACCTCAGGTAACGTTACAGTGGGAGGTGACCTCACAGTAACGGGTACCACTACAACTGTTAGCACAACCAACACAGAGATTGCAGACTCACTCATTGAACTTGGTAACGGTGTAACAGGTGCACCTGCTAACGACTCGGGTTTTGTTATTGAACGTGGTTCAGAGGCTAACGTCTTCTTTGGGTGGGACGAGAGTGCAGATAAGTTTACAGTAGGTACTGGTACCTTTACAGGCGCGAATACAGGTAATCTTACACTCACTAAAGGTACTATCGTAGCTGATATCGAAGGTGATGTAACAGGGGACCTTACAGGTAACGTAGCCGGTAACGTAACAGGCAACGTAACAGGTGATGTGACTTCCACAGGAAGCTCCTCGTTTACAACAGCTAGTGTGACCGGAACCCTCACTTACGGTAGCTTGACAGATGGTGTCTTGACCATGACAGCCTTTGTCGATGAAGACAACATGGCCTCAGATAGCGCCACCTTGATACCTACACAGCAATCAGTAAAAGCGTATGTAGACACGGTAGCAGGTGCCTCTAATAATGTCACTGGTTTGACGGCCACAGGTACTGAGTTGAATAACTTAGATGCAAGCACTGTCGTCCCGGCTACTGTTACCCTCGCAGACAGCGATGGTCTTCCTATCATCGATGCCTCCGGCCCTACAACAACAACAGCCTTGATGAGTGACGTCGATACCTACGTAGCTGGAACAACATCTACCTTAACTAATAAGACCATCACAGCTCCAACTATCACAAACCCCCTTGTAACTGGTCTTGCACTTGACGATTCTGGTTTTACTGTAGAAGGCTCCACAGCTAATGCCTTTGAAACTACAGTAGCTTTTGATGATCCTACGGCAGATCGGACAGTAACCTTCCTAGACGAGGACGGTAACGTACTGCTAGAGACAGCCTCTACGGGCTCAGCTAAGATGCCAGTAGGTACAACAGCTCAACGTGATGTTACACCTGCTTCGGGTATGCTCCGCTTCAACAGCACTGACGCATCCTTTGAGGGGTATGACGGTACTGAGTGGGGTTCTATCGGTGGTGGAGCAGTAGATGGTATCTTCTACGAGAACGAACAAGCAGTTACTGCTAATTACACAATAGCGGCTACTAAGAACGCTATGACAGCTGGACCCATTACTATCAACAGTGGGGTTACAGTTACAATTGAAACAGGCGCAAGATGGGTGGTTTTATAAATGGCTATTACTTTAGACGGAACAACTGGGATCACTGCTCCCGATATCACCAGCACAACTGGTCTTGATGCGGAGGACCTTACAGGGGTACTGCCAGCTATCGATGGTTCGTCCTTGACTGGTATAGGTTTTAGACCCGTAGCAGTTACAGGTACTACCCCTAGCCTGGATGTAGGTAGTTATAACTTCTTTGACCAAGGCACCCTTACAGCAGCTACTACTGTTAGTTTTACTAGTGTTCCTACTAATGCACGTTGGTCATATAGCTGTAAAGTAATAGCCGACTCTGGTACTTGGGATATTAGTACAGCCGCTTACAGACATTCATTTGGTATAGGTTCTCAAGAGGTATTCTCTGAAGGGCTGTTCTTTAAACCTGACGGTACTAAGATGTATGTAGTAGGTCAGTCTGGGGATGACGTTAATGAATACGACCTACGTAAGCCTTGGGATGTCTCTACTGCTTCTTTCTTACAGTTGTTCTCTGTATCTACTCAAGATATAAGCCCTAAAGACTTGTTCTTTAAGCCTGATGGCACTAAGATGTATGTAGTAGGCGGTACTGGCCAAGATGTTAATGAATATGACCTAAGTACAGCTTGGGATGTCTCTACAGCTTCTTACTTACAGTTGTTCTCTGTATCTACTCAAGATACAGCCCCTGAAAGTATCTTCTTTAAACCCGATGGCACTAAGATGTATATGGCAGGTAATAGTGGGGATGACATTAATGAGTATGACCTAAGTACAGCTTGGGATATTACTACTGCTTCTTTCTTACAGTTGTTTTCTGTATCTGCTGAAGATACAAGCCCTCAAAGTGTCTTCTTTAAACCAGATGGTACGAAGATGTATGTATTGGGTAATACTAGTGATACCATTTATGAGTATGACCTAAGTACT